AAGTTGTGCATTGATATGTATGTCTTCAAGTGCCCGGTCACGCGCAAGCACCCAACGTCTATAGGCTGGTGACTGAAGAAAGCTTTTTTTCTTCAAGTGGATCTTGGCCCCATGCAAATGATGTTGATGTCACCATTGGCGGCGGTGGCGTTGAACGCACGGAACAAAGATAGCGCCGATGTAGATTGTGCGGTGACTTGTGCAAAGATCCAGTTGGATGCGGCGGCGGCATTGAAGACCGCGGTCACACAATTTGGTGCGCTAGAAAAGATGCTGGCCGCAATGTTCACAGTGCATGAACCAGTGCTTCCGTTTGAAACGGAACTGATCCAGCTTCCTGATTGTGAGACAACGGTTGATCCGGCACTTCCGCAAGTGATCCGCGCGCGTTCGATTCTTTCCGCTGTTGATGTGTTGGACGAAATAGAACCTTGGACAAACTTAGGTGTGACCTTGACGGCGTACGCCGTGACCGATAGTGCCGCGGCTACAGCCAAAAATATGTTCTTCATTTTTTCCCCTTAACTTTGTTGATCACCCACTGGACTTTTCCAGCTTCAAGCCATCCGTAGTCGGATGAACAGTGGCACGCGCCATCAATGACTTTTGATTTGAATTCATCGCACCGGCGAACACATGCGTTTTCTTTGCTTGAACTGTTGTTCCACCGGGAAATCTGATTCCATGAAATGGACAACAGGCCGAAAACAACCACGCCCACGACAACTTGCCATATTTCAATTTTCAGGTTCATTTTTCTTTTCCTTGGGTTCATCGATGATTTCAACCGTGACCAACGGCTTTGGCAACATCGGCCCCGCAAGCACCACACACTCACCATCGCGTTTGACTAAGTTGAAGCTGACCACGGACGTGTCTGTCTTCTTCATCACCCAACCGATGGCCACAAAGATCATGCAAAAAATAGCGAATTGTCCAAGGACTTCCATCACGCTGATGCCCATTCGCTTGAACAAGTCTTTCACACGATTCCTTTCTTGGCCGCAAAGCGGTCAAGCTTTCTTCGTTTGGCGCGGTTCAATTCAAAATATTCTGAATTGCGGATGCCATCCGCGCGTTCAATGCCTTCACGAAAGCGGCGGTACTCTCTCAAGAATTCATGAAACTCGTGTGGGTGGGCGAACAGGAACCACAGACCTGTGGCATAGGAACATGCGATTTCCCACGCGCTGACGGTGAAGGTGAAAACCAATAGGAATGGAAACTTGATTGCCGCGGCAATCGCTTTCATAGTTCAGGTGCCTTTTCAGATTCAGGCTTTGGTTCAATGCACTTGCACGCGTTGACGCCGTTGGCTTGGTGAAGTTCCCAGTGCGATTGCTTTTTGCCATCAATGGTGACTTCGCATCGCTTTTGACAGTTCTTCTTCGGATCTTGGCAAGTGGCCATCGCATAGATCACGATGACAAAAGCTAGAATGAAAATCATGTAGCGACTTAGGTTCACATTGGCGTGGATCACGAATTGGTCCGATCTTCTTGAAGGTCAGCTTTGCCGGCGCGGGCAATCTGTTCATCACGGATAGCTTTTCCCACCCACATATAGGCTTCCTCAAGTTTGGTCAGGACCAGCGATTGCGCACGTCCCGGCTTCAGCATTGTGACGGTGGCTTGTTCTAGTTTTGTGAAAAGTGTTTTGAAGGTTTCTTGATCAGCCACAGCAATGTGGTCATATTTCACGTAGTCAAAGCGTGACATGTGTTCCCCCGGTGTTGATGAAACCCATTCAAACGGACCAGGCGGCCCGTGGTCAAGATCAAAGCACCCGCTGGATCACGCGTTGCTTTGCAATTTCGCGGATGAGTTTCGGCGGCGTGATCTTGTGAATGGCATATCCGATGCCTGATGCGGCGTGGCCCCGATCCTTTTGTGGACCAGGATCTTCAACAAAGTCAGCGCCTTGCTTCCATCCGGTGCGGTCCATGTCTTTGCACAACTCCGGGCATGTGTCCGGGTGCACCCACATTTCCACTTCACCAAGTGCATTTTTGCACTTTAGGTTCACGGAGTTGGTTCGGTCTTTGATGGACGGGTTGGCCGCGGGTGTCTCATCGCGGAAGCTGATGTTGTGTTTCTTGAGCACGGCTTTCAAGATGTCATAGTCTGATTGGTTGCTGGTGCGCTGGGTGGCCTTGCCGGTGGCGTCACCGCATATGATCAGGTTCGGTTCCGCGCGATAGCCCGCGGCTTTCATGGCCATGATCTTCACAGCCAAGGCTTCAGCGGCTTCCGGTGTGTTGCTGTTCTGAAGGTGTAACTCATCGAACCACCACCATTTTTCGGCGGCGTTTTGTCCAAGCGTCCAGGCCATCGGGTTCAAGTTGAAGTCCGCACCAAGGACGGCTGAATGGTACGGGGACCAAAGCTTGCCCACCATGAACGGACATTCGCGCGCATGGTTGTGTTCACCCCAAGCGTAGTAGACTTTCCCGGTTCGAAGGTTGATGAATTCAGCGCCTAGTTCTTGGCGGAATTCCAGTTCAGTCATTGTGCGTTTTGCGGTGGCGATTTCTTCCGGCGTCCACCACCAGGCTTCCCAGCTGGGGGCGTGAATGATGTTCCAATCAGGATCGGTGGCGTGGGTGTTCTTCAAGTCATACAGCCAATCAAAACCATTCGGGCTGGACATGATGTCCGCCCACCCTTTTGATTTCGCAAGCATTGGGAAAACAACCATCGTCCACAAGTCCTTGTGCTGTTGGCGCGCTTCATCGATCACGGCACCGTTCAAACTTTCCGTTCGAAGATCTTCGAAGTTCTGTCCCGACTTGAAGAAGATGTTGTTCTTCCCCACAAGTTCCACCCGGCGTTCTGTTTCGGACTTGTATTTCAACAGCTGGCTTTTGAATGGGTGAATGAATCGAAGGTAGCGTTCGAAAACAATTTCAGCGGCGGAAATTGTTTGAAGCACGTGCCAGTATGTGGACCACTTTTGCCACGGGGACTGAAGCGGTTTCCAAACAAGTTTTCGATAGCCGATTGTTGTTTTCCCAGACTGACGGCCCCAAAGGGAAAGGTTGAATCGGGCTAGCGATTGATCAAACTTCTTTTGTGGTGATGTCCGGCGCGGTAGTCTTAGGACTATCTTGTCATTCGACTTCATCCGGCCATTCAAGCACTATGTCTTTTGGTTTGTCATCTTCACTTGGCGCTTCAGCCGGGGCTTCAGAACGTGGGTTCCGCCATTTGTCTGGTTGCCGATTGTTCAGCCAATACATGATGGCCATGGTGTCGGGCGGGTAGTGTTCCGTGTATTCCTTTTCGATGACCACGGCACGCACTTCACGCTGGCCTGTGAATTCATTTTCAACAACTTGCTTGTCCAGGAAGTGTTTCACCGCCTGGTGACTGTAGCCGGTGGCGCGGCGGAACAGACTGGCTTCAACCAATTGGTCCGCAATATTTTTGGCTTCCTTTAAGGCAAACAAAAATTCCTGGTTGGTGCGTTTCCAATAGCCGATGGTGTTCGGGTGGACACCTATGAAATCCGCAATTTCAACGTCAGTGCGGCCTTCCTGTGCCATTTCAATTATTTTTGTGAAGATGACTTCATTGAAGCTGGATGGGCGGCCAACAGGTTGAACCGCCTTTGTTTCAGATTTGGATTTCTTCTTCTTTGCCTTAGGCTTGGCCATGTCCCCCTCAATCTACCACATAGAAATTTTCGGAAGCTTAGAACGAAACCAAAGGCCTGTTCTATATCGAAGCACCATTTTGAGAAACCAACTGATTTTGTGGAACCTTTGGACGCTTCGCATTATAATATAGATATGAACCCGAAGATGAAAAACGATTTGCTAGAAATGATCCAGGGCTGGATCAATGAAGCTGACTTCACAATGTTTCAAGCACATTTCATGGACATTGATCCTGTGACTGGTGAGCGGTTCCTCACCGTCAGGTACCGCGAAGTTCAATTCAAAATCAAAATCGAACAGGTGGAAGAATAATGACCATCAGACCGAAATGCGCTTGTTGTGGTCAACGGCAAACCACGCGCAACATCAACGTGATCGGGCGCACCTTAGAAGACGGCAAAAAAACCCTTTGGTTCAATTGCCGTTCATGCAATTCAACCCTAGTTCTTTTGTCTAAGCGTTTCCACCTCGAAGGTCTTGCGGTGCATCCTTCACAACTTCGGACTTCTTAACTTCTTTTTGAACTGTGTGCTGAACAATGAAGGCTTTCAGTGTGGCCGCGGAACGCTGAAGCGTTTCGTGGTCCCGACGTGAACCTTGCATGTTGGAACAATTTTGATCCAGCATGTTTAGTGCGGCGTGGGCCTGTTCTGGTGTGACCAATGATTGCAACATGTGTTTCCCCCTGTTGGTATATTCCTATACCAGGAAGAAAACGATATACCGATATATCAGTCAATCTTGAACTTTGACTTGGTCCCTGGTGCCGCCCCAGTTCCACAGTTCGCGCGCGTGGGTTTTGCCGGACAATGAATTCACACAATGGTTCTTTTCGCCAACCAGCACGTGGGCTAGGAAATCCACAAGGCCGGCCATAGTAGTCACTACTATGCCACCACCTGACAATTGGGCCCGGCCAAGCCTTTGCGACACAGTGTCATCCGGGTGGCCACCAAGAATTGTGGAAGCGAATTGATCAACGGCCATGGCCATGTTCAGCAAATATTGCTTCACAGGGACATTGCCACTTCCCACAATCCATCTAGGTTTTCTTCAGTCCAACCAAGGGCCATGGCCACGTTGGCCACCAATGGATTGCGGCGTTCAAACTCAACGGAATATTCCCAGCTGACGATTGCATAGGATCTTGTGGGTTCCGGAAGGCTATCAAGGGCCGCTTGAATGATGGTCAGGTCAAGCCCGGCGCCCAACAACGCAAGTCTGATTTGCCGGGCTGAAATGTTGGGGAAGTATTTGAAGAACGTCACGCCGTCAAAGTGCCACCCAACCTGTGGGGCGGGGACAATGCTGTCTATGTTGATGACCTGTTGGTACCGGTGGCGTTCTTGGTCAAAGTGCGATTCATCATCAGCTTCGGTGATTCCCACAATTTGATTGTCATTGACTAAGGCAAACAACATCTAGTCATCCACTTTCATTGTCAGTAGGTGGTTGGTTTGTTGTTGCAGTCTGAAGATCGAATCAAAACAACCAAGGTGGTTGAAGAACATTTCACTGTAGAACTTGTCACGGCGACGGCGGAAGCTGGCCCTGATGCAATAGACTTCCGCACCACTTAGTTCATTCACACCCAAATTTGATTGCGTGACTGTGGCGGTCCACTCATATCCGGACCTTGTGAAGACCGGATCAAAGATTGGTGTCTTGGCCCATGATCCATTTGCCACACGAAGGATGGTGGCGCCAACCAAGTCCGACATGCAATCAATGCCGTTTCTTCGAAGCTTCAAAAGAAGTTGAAGGCCGTCAAAGGTTGGAATGTTGAACTTGGTGTGAACCACAACTTGAAACTTTGGATCAATGTCTTTTGACCATGTTCTTTCAAGAACCACGTTTGATCGATTCGATAGCGCAAGGATTTGCCCCAACCTTTGGCCAATTGGCACAATGTAGTCAGTTTGATCCATGTGCCGAATTCGTCTCATTCGTTATGCACCAAGCCGATTGAACTTGCGTGTTCAACGCCATCGACGGGAATTTCAATTTCCATCACATAGTGGTTCAAATCATAGAGTAGATCCGCACTGACTGGTGTGATTTGGAAATAGCCGTTCACGTCGGGCACAACCGAAACTTGCGAAAGTCCGGGCACTACGGCGCCAAGCTTGTCGCGCACCCGATAGGATGCGTTGCCAAGGTTTGAATCCACTCTTTCACCATTGCGATTGATCCAGAAAGAACACTCGAATTGATTTGCGGCATTGATGTTGGCCACAGCGCAAATCTGAAACACGGGCACAGCTTGAATTGTGCCCGGGGTGAATGTGCCTTGGTACGCTTGGGACGCGGTGAATATATCTGACATACTATGATTCCCTTAGGCTTGGGCGGATGTCCACACCGGGGGGCGCCGCAAATGTATATCGGACAAGTGTGCCGACAACATTTGGAATCACACCCAGCGCGTTCCATGTGACGCCACTGTCTGTTGAATATTGGAATAGTGCCGCATTGGTCACGGTGTTGTGGTTGACCAACAAGACGTTGCTTAGATCAAGGGCCCGGTAGTGAAGCGTTGGAACTGTTGACGGGTAGGCAAGCTTCAATCTGAACGCGGTTCTTGATGGGTTCCCGTTGTCGGAATCATCAACGCTTAGTTCCCACTGTTCAGAACTATCGGTCAAGGATTCATAGCCTAGGAAAAAATCTTGGAGCTGGGCCGGAATCGATGTGTCCAAAGCTATGGTGTCCCACAATATTTTGAACTGAATTTGTTGACCGGCGGCAAAGGCTGTCAGGTCTTCCGCGAAAGGAATCGGAACCCAGCCACCTGTTGGTGAACCAAAGCCTGAAGTTCTGTAGCAAACTTCAAGTGATCCTGTGTAGTCAAACAGCACGTCTATTGTCGTGATGAATTTCAACACAGCTTCGGGTGTGTCTAACACTTTTGTGATGGCCCATGAATAGTCAAACAGTGATGATGACTTGATGTCCGCGGCCATGATGCCGCGCTGGCCAGCTGATCCGTTGGCAATCACCATCCATCCGTCTTCAAAATCCATACATGTGACCGATGACGCTGGCTGAAGTTCCACAACTTCGTTCACAAAGCCTTCGAAGTATTTGTTGTTGGTACCGCCATAGATGACATCAATGACGTTGTTCACGAATTGCTTCATGACGAAAACAAGGCCCGTGGAATATATCGCTCTGTCTAGCGCGTTTGACCATGCGGCGTTGGTGGCCGCGGGGGCCACGATTTGGTTTGGCGTTCCTAGCATGTTGACCGTGGCGAGTGATGGCCATATGACCGCGCCCGCTGTCAGTTCGGAAAGCTTGCCAAGGTACATTTGGGTTCCCGTGGCAAAGAATGCGCAATCAAAACCAGACAGCGGCCCGTGTTGTGGCGTCGCAAAGTCTTCCGAATCAGAAAGCAAAAGTGTTCCGGTCAACGCCGGTAGGTTTCCTGTTTTGTGGGAAAATAGCGCGGAAGTTTGTCCAAATGCGCGACCGATTGTGGCGGCGGAAATGTCCGTGGTGAAGTTGATTGCGGCGCCACCTGTGGTTGCGGAAAGCTGGAATGATGTCGCGGCCACAGAGTTGATGACAAAATATGTGGTGCCGACAACTAAGCCAGTTCCACCGGTCAATGCGGTGAATGTGACTTGGTCCCCGTTGTTGAACGGATGTCCCGCACAAGAAATAATGTCGGTTGCGGCCACACCTGTTGCAGCGAACCCCGCCCATGTGGGCGTCAGATTTGTTGTGAAAACAAAATATTGGTGGGTGGCTGAAACACCGTTGTGGACATAGAGTTTGTTCGCCACTTTGTCCAACACCGATCCAGCGGATTGTGTTTGAAGGTGGCCCGCACCAAGCTGACCTGGTTCTTGAAGAAAATAAACAGCCTTTTGGTCATTGCTTGTGGCGAAAGGAATGGTGGGGAATCCGATTGGCACAAAGTCAGATAGCGCAAGGTTGTTGACCAGCATGGTTCCACCGTTGATCAGCACGGAACCAGTTGTGGTCAGGAACACGCGCCAATTTGTGGTGCCGTCATCCACAACTTTGATTGATCGAAAGGTGGTGGTTGTTGCCGCGACATCGGGTGTTGAAATGTTCACGCGGCCAACGGGGGCGTAGACACCGGTCGTTAGATTAAATGAATATAGAAGAAGTGGAACCACCCCGCCGGTTTCAGGGCCTACGGCAAAAATTCGTCCGTTGGGTGTCATGGCCAGTCCGTTGGCGGCGGGTGCAACACCAAAGTCTGTTTGAACGTCGATGAACTTGTTGAGTGGGGGACCAATCACCAGCTTTGAATCAAGTGTCTTTTGGGCCGCGCGGCCCGCAATTGTGGTTTTGGATTGGTCATAGATGGACACAACATCAGCATTTAGATCGGCGGCTATGGCTCTCATTGTTCAGCTTCCCCTTTTAAATTAGTTCATATTCAAACCCGGATAGTTCATATCGAATTCCGGTTTGGTTGTAGAAAAATCTTTTCCTCAAAACATCAGAACCAAACACAGTTCCCGTGTAGTCGATCACATCCACCCTTTGGTTCATTGTTCCAACATCTAGATATGAAATCGACTTCACTACGTCACTCAAGGGAAAAAGCGCGCTTGTGTATGTGGCTGAAACGATGCGCTTGAATTGATTCCCCGCGTCCGCAAAAACTACCGAAGCCACACGGTCATAGGCGGCCAGTTGATTGATGGCGTAGGTCAGCTTGACGCTTGTGGGAAGGGGACTTGGTGGGGTTTGGCCTACAAGATCAAACTCACCAGTGAGTGGGTTGAACTTGAATGCCATTAGACTTTTGTGACCTCATCTATGAATTCTTTGGTGGAATCCGTGTAGGTCACAGTGACCGTTGCGGTAGTGGATCCGCCGGAACCGCCGTTCTTGAATTCATAGATTTCTGTTGTTGCATTAGGGTAGGTGGCTTTCACGAAGTCATAGACAATGCCGGCCAGAATTGAACCACCCGAAATAGTGATGGGAATGGGTTCTGTGGGCTTGTTTGCAATTTTGGTATGGATGCGGCCACGGCCATCGGGAAAACCCGGTTCCGCGGCACCTGGACTATTGCCAACATACTTTTCATCGCTATCTAGAAATGGCTTGAATGGTCCCGACATCACTTCAAGTGTCGGCAAAATGATGATCGAAAACAACTCTAGACCACCGAATGTTACCATGACGCGCTAGCTTCCCCTAATATTAGGGGACGGGGGTGGCTTGTGAAAAAGGCGGGGGACATCTATTTGAAAGTGATTTCGGGGGCCTTCGTGTCTGATTCAGGTTCCCAGCAAAATGTTGGGAAAGTTCTGATCAAGGCCAAAGACGGAGTGGGCGGGGAAACGCTGATGGGTTTTGCTTTTGATGATTTGGATTCGGTGGATTCAGTGATCCGGGCACTTCAGCGGGCTAGGTCGGTGCTGGTTCCGGTCGAAAAGGTTCACCCGGCCATGCACCGAAAATCTGACGGCACACACTAGATTGTGAATTGAAGCTGTGATTCTTGGGCGGATGTCTTGGGGCAAATCCAAAGGACTTCGGTTTTGGTTTCAGGGCCATTCACTCTCGCGTGGCGAGTGATGCCCTTCCACGGGAAGTCCTTATAGATTTCGGATTCATAGCCGGACAAGATGCCAAAGCCTTGAAGCCTTTGAATGCGGGCCAATAGATCCTGGTGGTGGTGGTCTTTGAATTCGTGGCGGTATTCGTGGCGGCGGTTTCGGGTGCGCTTCACATAGGGTGGATCAAAGTAGAATAGGGTTGTGGGGCTATCGTATTTTTCAACCAAGTCCCGCCAATCTAGGTTTTCAATGCTGACGCCTTCAAGTCTGGTGGTCAGCTGATTGAGACATTTCCACCAAGACAGCCATGACTTGGCCACGCATGTGTTGGAATCGCTGGAATTTCGAAAGCCATTTGTGGAATCCGCAATTGAATCACCGATTCCGAAATAGCACTTCACAATGGTGCGGCGGGCTTGTTCGATCTTGTCTTCACTTTTCTGGTGGGCCCTTCGGTATTCGGTGCGGGAATGGGGCGTCAGTTGACAAAGGCGAACCAATTCTTTTCCGTGGTCCCTGACTACCTGGTATAGGTTCACCAGTTCATCGTCGATGTCATTGATGATTTCACGCTTTGATCTTTGCTTTTTCAAGGTGATGGCCGCGGAACCACCGAACACATCCACGAAGACATCGTGTTCTGGGAAATAGGAAATGATCCATTCCGCAAGGTTCCACTTAGATCCATAGAAGTTGATTAGTGGTCTCACTGTGTGGGCCGGGCGTTCGCTTCAAATTTCATGTTGTAGTTAACGTCCTTGGGCCTTCGTTCTTTGGACAGGAAGGACACGCCTTGTCCGGGCACACCGGGGGTGAAGTTGGGGAAGATGTGATAGTGTTCGATGTCTTGTTTGAGACCACACCTGGTGCATTTTCTTGTGGTCATGGAAATGTCCACGGACATCCATTGACCGCCATCAAATTCCCAGCTGTGTGAAAACCAACATCTAATCTTTTTCCACATCATTTCTCTGTGACCTTCTTCTTCATTCGATCAAAAGCCTGGCAAACCGCACACTGACAATCTGATGTGCCACCATAGGTGCTGTTGTGTGTTTCAAAATCTATAGCGTTGATGATCGGCCAAAGAAGATCGGTAGCGGCCTTGAACCCCTCAAGAAACGCGTCATGGCAATGTTGTTCGTCTATCGACTTCCCCGCCCACACTTCATCCACAAAATAGTCAGCTTGCTTGTCGGCAAAATTAACAAATGCCTGTGTGTTCACTTGATCTTTTCCTGAACCTTAATTGCGTCAAGCTTCAGTCGCAACAGTTGGTAGATTCGGCCCGCGCAATTGCACGCGGCGTTCACCACTTCGGGTTCATACTTCTTCGTTTCCGGATCGGGTGCATTCGCTGTCAGTCCCTTCATCATTTTGAAAATATAAATGCTGGATTCGTCCAACAAATTCATCGAGTGAGACGCGACCATTTCGGAATTCACAGCACCACCACCTGATGTTCTTTCTGGTTCGATGATTTCGGTTGGCTGGCTGACCAATTGTTTTGGCGTATCTTTTTCGGCGTGCTTCACGTTCGCGTTCAACATTTCTGTCTGACCATTCCTTTCTGTATTTGTTTCGTTCATCACGGTGTTTAAGATAGTACTTTCGGGCGATGACCTTTTGTTGAACCGCGAGTCTGTGATGGCGTCGCCTCTGGGCGGCCAGCTTCCGCGCGCGGTGTTCACTGTCTTCGTGGTATTTTTTTCGTTTGCGAATGCGGTCTTGTTCCCGCCGCCGGATGATTGCTTCAAGTGTGCGCCCCCCTGGTGCCATTTATTTTTTCAATTCATCCACAACTTTGAATCGGATGTCCACTTTTTGATTGTCAAATAGAGTTTGAAACCAACCGGTGACTGGCACACACAACAATGGTTGGCCCGTGTCGCCTTCATCGGACGCAAAGACCACCACCCCACGGACGCTTCCCGACTTTGCCTTGATTGAATTCCGGCACTTCGGAAGCGGTCCAAATGATTTGATAGCCCGTTTCTTAGAGCCCGGCTTTTTCGCGGATGGCTTTTTCATATCTGTCCACATGAAATTGGATGAACACTTCCGGTGACACCTTAAGGATGCGGGCCAATTTCTTGAACCGCTTGGGCGGAAGACAAGAAATGCCCCGTTCGGCGTTGCTGACAAACTGGGTGTGAACACCAAGCCGGGCGGCAACATCGTGTTGTGTCAAATTCAAAGCTTTCCGTAGATCATGAATGATGTGCATTTTCCAAAACTCCAATTGTTTATTTGCAGTTAACTTGTGTGAAGGCGGCTTCACGGTTTGGCAAAATATGGACGGCTACCAAACAAGTCAAATCTTTTGATTTATATTCATAGAATTCAATCATGCTGTTGTTTGGTGCGGTCATGGTTCCGGTTTTGGTGAAAGGCACAGAATCGGGTGCACGGCGGGACATCCGGTCCGCTTCACTGTAAATGAAAATGGCTATCAATACCGACATGGCGGCCAATATTGTGGAAAAAATTCCTAGCCATTTCATGATGTGTGCCCCCTGCCCGTAGTAGGTTGCCGAAGATTTGTGCATATATACAGTGAAAACGATGGCGCGGCGGCGCAAAAAGAAAACGCCGATTGTTTCCAATCGGCGTTCATATTTCAATCAAAGCACCGGTGAAGTTTTCGCGGCTCTACCGGTGCGGCACGAAACAGCAACAATTGTTGCACAGCCAAATCCGGCGCGCAAGTGTTTCTCGTCACACCGAACCAACCGTCGAAAAAATAAATCCGGGGCTAAGATTTTCTTCGCGGACCGTGAATCAACCAACGGGGGGAACCCGTCAGTGGGGGCGACGTGGCTGGTGAAGGTAGGGGTGATGTGGGTAGCCTAAGGGTGAGACACCCCAAGAATAGACCATGACTTGGAATCCGACCAATCAGGACCAAGCGGAAGGCCGTCTAGAAAATCGCGCGTAGTGCAAATAGGGTGTGGCTGAAACTGCCAAATTCGAAACGTAGGCACGCACCAAGGCTTTGTCGAAAAAACGTCACGGAAGACGCGGCGATAGCTACCGCTTTGCCCAAAATTCCGCCACCGCGGGTTGCCCCCGGACTTCGTGTCCGGCGGGCCCACTCACCCGGATATGGTTAAAAAAACCATATTTGAAACGAAGGACTGCGCTGCGATTGAAAATCAGTTTCAATTTCCACAGCCAACAAAAAAGATATTGTTGTTTATTCCGGGGCCACGTATGAAGACCAAAAGCTAGGGGAACAAATGAACGAATTCAGTCCCGAACAAGTTGAACTGATCAAGCACACTATTGCCAAAGGTGCCACTGATGATGAACTAGCTATGTTCCTTCAGATTTGCAAACGCACAGGCCTTGATCCATTCAGTAGACAAATCTACATGATCGAACGCCGATTCAAAGACAAGGACGGCAAGTGGCAAAAGAAGATGGAAATTCAAGCTTCCATCGATGGCCTTCGGGTTGTTGCTGAAAGGACCGGTGACTATCAAGGCCAAGACGGTCCCTACTGGTGTGGCAATGACGGCAAGTGGTGTGACGTGTGGCTTCAATCCGGATTCCCCCGCGCTGCAAAAATTGGGGTTCTGAAGAAAGGATTCACCCAACCGCTGTGGTCCATCGCCAAATGGGAATCCTATGTGCAAACGTACCAGGACGGAAACCCATCAAAGATGTGGGCCAAGATGCCAGACCTGATGCTGGCCAAGTGTGCTGAAGCCTTGGCGCTCCGTAGGGCGTTTCCAAATGACTTGTCTGGAATCTACACAGGGGACGAAATGGCGCAAGCTGAACAGGTTCAAGGGAAGTCTGGTGGGCCACAAGCACTTCCACCGCCACCCATGCAACCACCAAAGAATCTTCCACCCGCAAAACCTAAGGCCGGTGGCAAAAAAAATCATGCACCCGCAACAGCTGAAGAAATGGCGCACATCACTGGCCTGATGGAACAAAAGTCCGTGACCAATGATGAACTTCAATTCCTAGTCGTGAAGGGCTTTGGATTTCTTGGCACCACACCGCCCCAATGGATTGCGAATGAAATTATAAATCTTCTTGAACTTGATGGCGCCAACTCGGCAACCATCATGGCACACGCTGTGAAACTTCAGAATGAACGCGAAGCTGAAGCCATGGCGAAACTCAATGAAGCCGCACCACCGTCAGCTGATCCAGCGGACTATCTAATGCCCTATGGTTCCATGAAGGGTAGACCGCTTCAGGAAATTCCGGAAGGTGGATTGAAGTCCGCAATTGAATGGGCTGAAAAGGAAATGGCCAAAACCCCGCCACCAAAAGGAATTGCGGGAATCATCGAAATGAAAACTAAGGTTCAAGCTTTCTTGAAAACGGTGGGACAATGATTCCAAGAATTCGTGGCCGTACCGGGAAAGCGGAAGAAGGGCCACACGTAGGCAAATGGTTCTATGAAATTTCCATATGGGACTTCACCGGGGAACAACAGGCCGGTGAACCATTTCAGTTTGGTCCCTTCAACACTGAAGATGAAGCCCATGATTTTGGCCGCAAAGCCACCAAGGATGTGGCCCAATTTCTTGAAAAGCGGATGACGGGTGAAACATCAGAGAGATACCTAGACATGAAAAATGGTGGCATCATGCGCCCGTGGGAAGACCAATGACCGCACGTGAATTCTTCGAACTGAACCCAAGCTTCAAGAATCTTGATGAAAAGCTTCGGACCACAGTCCTGTCCACAATTGAACTTCTTGAAGAAGATCCGCGGGGCGCACTTCGCATGGCCACAAAGGTCATGTCTTCGGAAAAGATGCCGAAAACCCAAGGTGAAGTTTACACTTATTTCTTGGGCATTCTGTCAGGCTTTGCCGCGGCCAACATGCCGCCTTTCGGAAGTGATCCGTCATGACCGCTGCATATCTTGGCGAACGGCCAAAAAGAATTCCAAAGAAATGCGCACCGGGAAGACGCAAACACGCGTGGCGTGCTGGCCTTGGCACCAACAAGAACAACAGCATTTCTTTCCGGTATGGACTTTACTACTGTCAGTTTTGTCCAGCACAGAAAATCAATGGGGTGATCTATGAGTCAGAAACAATGGACCGTCACGTGGCGCCAAGTGTTCGATCTTCGGATGTCTACTGAAGTGTCAGCGGCCACCGAAACCGCGGCCATACTGAAAGCACGGAAGATTGCTTCAGAAACCAATGATCCAACCATGATGGACGCTGTGATTGATGACGTGTGTGCTTGCGATGAACCCGATGACTTTGTGGCGAACGAAGGGTGGGAATCATGACTATAACCCGCGAAGCGCTCGACAAGGTGAGGGAAACTCAGGCCTCAAAGTTTGCTCGTGAAAATTCTGAATTAGACAAAAACGAATTTCCCTATGGCTCTGGCTATCAAGAAGGCTTCGCCGCCGCCGTCTCGCTTCTCTGGCCGGTGATTGAAGCTGCTTATGAACGCAACCTAGATAGCTCGCCTGAATTAAAGCAGGCCATAGCCCAATTAAAGGAGCGTGTGAAGTGAAGTACCCGCTAACAACACCGGACTGTCCGGTGTTTTTGCGAAACGAAGACTTGGTGGCGGAAGCCAATCGATGCGCGTGTGATTTTTCAAATATTTCAAAGGCATTGGAGTCAGCCGCAAACGAACAAGAAGCGGTAGTGATTTTGGGCCACGCACAAAAGATTCACCGCGCAACATTTGATGGATTCATCTACGGCGCCGATCATGTGCGCCAACAAATCAAAGATGGGTTGTTCGAACCTAGTGACTTCCTAAACAGTGATGGTGAACCGGCTAGTGCCGAAGCCGCGGCGATGATTGCCAACCGAAAAATTAAGGAATGGGTTGAATGAAGCCTATGTGGATTGTGTTGGTGGACAAGGTGCCACAACCAGAACCAAAATTGTTCTTAAGCACGGAAATGCAACGCCTTTTCGATTTCATCGTGGCCTTGACTAAGGCCGACACACGATTTCATGTCTACCAAATTGAACAAATCAAAAGCTTGGGGAAATTCTAAATGAGTGTTTCTGACTTCCTTGCTGGCCTGACGTTTGGGTTTGCGGCGGTTGGTGTGGCCGCCGTCATTTGGTTACTATATCGGGTGTGGAAATGAATTTCGAAAAGTTGGACAAGTACCGGATCAAGGACGGCTACCACGCGACACCGCCACGCACACCCTACGGCGCTTTTTTGATACCGACAAAACCAGGTGGCCCGCAAATCTTTGTCATGGCATCACCCTTCGATGGCACCGAAGAATGGGAACATGTGTCCGTTTCTTTGGCGCACCGATGTCCTTCGTGGGAAGAAATGTGCAAAGTTAAATCACTCTTTTGGAAGCCTAGTGATTGTGTGGTTCAGTTCCATCCGCCGGAAGAAGACTATGTGAACAACCACCCGTTCTGTCTTCACCTTTGGCGGTGGCGCGGCGGCGGCTTTCCCCGCCCACCAAGCATCCTTGTGGGAATCAAATGAGCGAATTGACGATGTGCAATCATTGTAGACTTTTAAGAATCAAAGCTGATGCTAAGAGAAAAGGCCTTGTGGTCATCATGGCGCGCGGCAAAAAAAGCGTTGGCACTTTTGGTAATGGAACAGACATTCATGTAGTAAACAAAAAGGGTGAAGAATTGAACGACAATAACTTTGTGTCGTGGATGGCCCTGATACCAAAAAACTGCGAATGTTGAAGGGGGAAATATGGAAGGCAAACCTGAAGTGTGGTGGGTTCATCGCTGGGACCATGACGCTATTCCAGCCCGGCCCGGGCAACCAATGCCTGACGGCTATGTGGAAATGGTGCCCAAGTCTGACTATGACCGCATCTTAGAAAATGCGAAGACCGTCAGTGTCCGTCAGGAACCAACAAAAACAGTTGTCACCCTTGAAACTCTTCCGATGAAAGGGCTTGCCTGATTGGACTGGGCGGAATTGCTGAAGATCACGTCAGCCTTTTTCATGGTTTTCTTGTTTATTTTTTTGCTTGGCCGGTGGTTTGAGTGATGGGCAAAAAAGGAATTTCAAACATGAGCCGTTCGATGACCTACACCAATGAAGAAATTGATCATGATTGGAAGCCATTCGCGATTGGCCCACAAAAGGTTCAGGCGTGCCGTCGATGTGGTTCGGTCCGGCGCGCGGATGACAAAAACAAACCGTGCAAAGGAAATGCGCGCGTGACGGTGAGGGAAAAGTGACTGACGAGAAAAAGCCGAGGGTTTTTTACGCTGTTTGGGAAGACGAAGAAGACGGTGACGATGGGTACAAGTCGGGCGCCATTTCAACTGAAGGTGGGGGCAATTTATATTGGTGCGACAATCAATTTCCTGTCATCGAATACGCCGCCTACGAGAAACTGCAAAGCGAAGTGGAGCGGTTGCAATTAGAAGTTATTAAGCGAAACCAGTACAAGGTTAATGAAGAACATCTAGCCAATATCCATAAGCACTATGAATACATAGAAGCCAAACTCCAAGCGGCTGAGTCCGACGCGAAAGCCTTGGCCGTGGCGCTGGACAATGCTCACCAAGGAATCACTCAGTTGAATCGAAAAGAGCATACAGAGATAAAAAGTGTGCATGATTTGCTTGTTGCATGGGACTGGGGTTACGAAGCCCTTACGCCGGAAATACGGGAAAGATATTTGGAAAAATGATTTGCCGCCGCGCCCACCTTAGAAAAATGTCCTTGAAGTGGGGTGACTGGGGCTATGCCACGTTTTGTGACCGCACCATGCGCGCACAATATGTGACCAGTTCGGAATCCAAAGTGACTTGCAAGGATTGTCTTCGCTTGTCGATCATGAAACTTGAGTTGAAAATTGAAGATCTTAAGGGACAACTGGACAAGGTGTGTGCGTGGTCGCGGGGGAAGAATCAATGAAGAAGCCTAAGCATATGTATTTTGTCTACCAATTTGGTGAACTTGATTTTGTCGGAATGAATCTGAAATCAGCCAAGGAAATGTCAGTCAGCCCGGGAAATGATCGGACGCCATACAAGATTGAACGATGGAAACTGGTGGCTGGGAAATATTGCTTTGATTGCAAGGTGAACAATGCCAAATAACTTCGCTGAAATATTCTTTTGGTTTTCCTTGGCCCTGCTCATTTGGCAATTGGTCCGCTATGTGCGAATGGATTCCGATGTGGAATGGTACCGAAAGCACCCGCGTGATCCGGGGCCCGATGAATACAATTTGAATACACCCATTGATCCGGGGCAAGTTCCGCCGCCACCGCCAATCAACAAAAGTGATGTGAAATGAAAACGCACGCTGGGAAATTCTTCCGGAATCTTTTGAAACTTGCTTTGTTGTTGTGGGCCGCCCGGTTGGCCTACTTTGGCGAGTGGGACCAGGGCACCTTTCTTCTTGTGTTGATTTTGGTGTGCACGGACGCCTATGGTTCAGACCGATGATTTGGAAACTACTTAGACGCCTATTTGGGCGCACAAAAACACAGGTTGAAATCAAGTACCCGGTCAACATGCTGGGGCCCGAAACTTCACTCGGTTCCCTGAAGCGACATCATGACACGTTGTTGGTCATTCGAAGGGCCGCAAACCACCCAAGTGAACGGCTGTTGTCAGACATAGCCACCTTAGAACACATCATGAACAGCGCCGCGCCCACGGCCATGGCCTATGTTTTTGCCCGTGAAGTTGAAAAGCTTCGCAAATTCCGCAACACTATCGACATACCACTAATCGATGTTGCACGGAGTTTGGGCTGGGAAATCAAGCCGGGAAAGTTTCCTTTGAAGAACTAATGATGTGCCTGTTCCTGTTTTGGGTGACAGTCTTTTTCCTGTCAGGCAAAGGGTGTGACTTCAATCCGCCACCCGATCCAACCACCGAACTTGATCAAAAAACCAAAACTATCATTCGCCTCAACAATTGAAATTGACCAAATTTGACTTTTCCACACCGCATCGCTTATTCTGGTGCGGAGGGCCAAACATGAAAACGGAAAAGGTTTTGAACGATTTGGCCAACGCTATTCACAAGCCGTCCAGCCAAACCGTGACCATCACAAAAGAAAGTGCCACGCTGATTCTGAACCGCGTGAATCACCTTGAAGGTATTGCCGCCGCGTTGTTACGCTCACAATTGAATGCGAAACAACCAATCATCATCGACACCAGATTCGCCGAAAATCCCACCAAATAGTGGGGGCGTTTGCCTGACCTGTGGTGGTGAAGGTTGGGTTTGCGAAAACCATCCGACCATCGGATGGAATGAAGGTGATCCGCCCTGTTGTAACGGGGACGGCGCGGGCCAACCATGCGCTTGCAACAAGTCAGAACCCCCATGGGAACACCAGGACACCCGGATCTTTCAGTGACCAAGTCCTATTCGCTGGTGGCCGATGCCATCAAAGCCAATGGTGACGCCTTATTTTCATGCTATGTGAAAGTTCCCCGCCACGTGGTGAAGAAAAACGGTAGGCCTACGCGGCGGATCCACCAAAGAAACAAGTTCGGACTTTTGAAATCCAGGTCCTTCCCGGGCAAGTCCCCAGAACTGGTCCAGGCCGAAAGCCATTTGATCCACGCCTTCCGGGCCGCAATGCTTCGGCACAAAGATTTCAACATGCTGACCGGGCCCATGTGGTGCGTGTTCCTATTCTATTTCCCAGCTGATCAGTTCTTTGTGAAGAATGGCGCGCGACGGGGAAAGCTTTCTGGCCGCCTTCCCGATCTATCAAACCTGTATGAACTTCCCCAAGATTGCCTTCAAAAGGCTGGGGTGATCGAAAATGACCACCTGATTTGTTCGCATGATCTTTCAAGACGGCTTCCGGGCCAAACCTACGCCCTAGAATTGTTCATCTTTTCACACCCGCTTGACGTGTCTCGCGGGCCGGACCTACAGGTGGTGAAGTGAGCCGCGGCATTGGTTCCCGAATCGCGCACGCATTCATCAGAGTGAAGAAGTCCGCCGGTGGAACCACAATGTATTTGTCCGTGTTCGCGTAGGTCAGGAAGTAGAACTGACCGTCCTTGCCCACAAAGTGCGCCCCGCCCGATGACGGCTTAGATAGCCCAACGTCAATCACCGGCCCCCTCGACCGGCAACCAACCACCACCAAAAGCACGCACAGTATGCGCATATTCATATGCTTTTCCTTATCAAATCCTGAAGTTCTTTGGCCACCTGTTGGTAGTCTTGATCCGTCTTGGCCCGGTTCAGCTGTTCGAAAACTTGGGTGGTCCTGACCATGAAGCCATGCGGATCATCGCCGGACAACTTTTTCATGAATTCAAACACTTCGCGGCCAAGCCGGACCAGCTCCGGCAAGGCCGCAAGGAATGCGATGAATGAACCACCCGTCATTTGGGCGCTTCGTCCGATGGTTGCTTGGCTGTGCGCGGGCCAACCCAGTCCACAAGTTTCTGAAGCACGGACAAGAACTTGCCCAAAACTTCAGCGGCTTTGTTGTCCACATCGGTTTTGGTCTTGTCCTTGATCACTTCCAAGGCTTTGTGAATTCCTGACAATGTGAAATTCACGGCCAAAACGATGGCCACAATCATTGCAATTGTATTAGGATCATTGATTAGTTGTTCCATTTTGGATGCCCCTTTTTCTGGACTGTGCACACAGTCCGGTTTTCGCGATGATCAAGGTTGCATGGACTCCTGGAAGATGTGGCTGTCTTAATTGGGGGGTGAGTTATGGCTTTTCCACCCCCCAATTTTTGATCACCCCGCCCACGGAAGAAGAAACGCCGCAATCCGCATGTTGCCAGTAGTGGCCACAATCGAACGCCGCCTTTCATACACACCGTCGCCTTCGCGCTGAACCCCAAGTCCCGATGAAGTGTTCCCACCCACGGTCATCATATACTGGTCATCAAGAACGCTGGTGATGATTTCCCCATGGCCCCTGGACGTTGGTTTGAAAGCTTGGGTGATCACATCGGAATCACCCCGCACGTTCACCAATTGCCAATACTGATAGATGACCAATGCGCCGGGTTCCGGCTTGTCGATCCGGGCCACCCGCGGCGTCTTGGCCAACAGCAACATCGAAGATTCGGTTGGATATAGAACGGTTTTGCTTTGCATTTGGCGGTCCACCACGGCCACGCACCACTGGATGAAGGAAATGCACCAAGGTTCTTTTTCCGCGCGCCCTATAAGGGACTGGTAGATCCTAATGGCCGCCCCATCATTGGGCGCTTCCTCAACGGTGCCCACTTGAGACTTGGCCACCTGGATCAAGGCTTCCATCTTGGGGTTTCGGATCATGACTTGCCCTTCAATTCTTCACGCACTTCATCAAGGCGCTTCCACATCGTTTGGTGGTCACGCTTCAAAATGATCACGTCTTCAAGGCTTGTCTTTAGGTTCTTCAGTTCAAGCGCCACTTGGCTGATTTCAAGCTTCATGATGCCCCATTCTTCCTTCACCCCGCGAAGGGTGGCCAACAATTCGCTGATGAACTGAACGTCCTTTTTCACCAGGGCCAGACCTTTGTCGAATTCCGTGTTTTGGATTTGAAGCCCGTCAGCTTTCTTTTCGGCGGCGGCCGCCCTGTCATCGGCCTTTTGAATCCAACCTTTGATCAGGAAACCAAGAACGGCCATGACCATCGGCCACAGCCAGTTCATCACGGTCCCAAGGATGGCCTTGTCTTCAGGTGTCATGTTCCCCCCTGTACCTTCACAAGGTACACTTTCGGATCACTACCACAAAAGAATGAGACGGCCAGAACCACCCGCACCACCAGCACCACCGGTGCCGTTGTTGGTGGTTGATCCACCACCACCACCGCCGCCACCACCGGAATTTGCCGCCGCGGCGACACCCGCACCTGATCCGGAAGCCCCGCCGTTTCCACCCGCACCAAAGCCAGCGCCACCCCCGCCGCCACCGCGGACACCGCCACCATTGCCGGCCAAGGCATACACTGATCTTTGTCCGGCACCCGCCGCGGTATTCGCACCACCAATACCACCCGCCGAAATGTTCACATTAGAAAATGCCGCGCCAACGCCGGGGGTTGTGATGATCACCGAATTTAGGGCGCCGATTCCCGCGCCACCACCAGGGGCGCCCGGGAAACTCAAGGTTCCAAATGTTGTGGTTCCACCAACACCACCCGCTGATCCATTTGCGCCGTTGCCTATTCCACCAGCACCCGATGCGCCACCGGCACCTATGACCGCGGACAAAATCGCAAGTGGGGTTGTCTGCAAAAATGCAACATAGGGACTGGCACCGCCACCACCACCCGCACCACTTCCTTGGGCCGCAATGCCGGCACCACCACCGCCGCCGCCGCCACCGCCACCACCGCATCCAATGACAACCATCCGGTTCACATTAAGTGGAACGGCGAATGGGCCCGAAACTGTGATGATTTGAAATTGCCCCGTCAGGTCTATCAGACCATTGATCGAAGCGCCCATTTGCTGAATCAACGCTTCACTGTTTGGCGAACGAAAGCGCGCGCCTTCAATCTGAATTTTCGAAATGAAACTTGCGATGTTTGACACTAGAACCCCCTAAACATAGCGATAGGGCCCACCGCTTCCTTGGGCCAAATCAAAATCAGCAAAACCAATCAGTTCAACTCTTTGTCCAACAGCCGGTGTGAAGCCAAGATCATCGGCAACCGTGATCAAAGTTCCGACTACCGACACAACGGACGCTTCAGGTGAAAGAATTGAATAGCTATCATTGTGAATCAACACCTTTCGGTCAGGTGAAAACAAGGCGGCGTCAGACAAAGAAACGTTGAAGCTGAAGTTGTCTACACCGGATGTCACCAAAATCGATGGCGTCAGGAAAGCATGAATCAATTTATAAGCCGCCTGGTCCAGCGGATCGGCGGTTGTCGGGTAGCGACACACGTCCACGATGTAGTTCGGAAGGGGTGTGAACGGAAGCGGTGGGTTCAAATTCATCAGGTAGGGGTTTGCACCATCAAGCCCAACAAATGTGGTTTCGGCTTCAACCGTCCAATTCGCGTCATGAACCAGCACGCGCAAACCGACGTAGTCTTCCCACTTCTTCCATTCTTGGGTTGGGAAAATCGCACCAAAGCTGTCCTTGATTCGAAGCTGACTTGCGGTGGAACCGACATCCAAAAGACTAGATGGCGAAATGGTGGCATAGCGGTCATCAACCAAAGAACCAATTCCACCTTGAAGCTGAAGCTGAACCATTCCGGACTTCAAATCCAAGGAACGGTTGATCACTTCAAAAAGCTGAATGCCTATGTTTCGGTCACCGGTGGCAAGGTTTGGAATCTGAAGATTGCCGCTGTCATCTAGGATGACCACGTCCCCCGCTTCAACCAGGTTTCCGGCGCCGAAGTTGGTTTTCATATCAATCAGAACCGCGCCTTGCGCATACCGATTCAACAAAAACCGTTCACGCCGTTCAACAATCAGATTGAAACCAAGGTCAGTTCTAGCACCCTTGGACTTGATCGGAAGAACCGATGAAAGCCCTATGGAACTTAGGGAATCCGTGTCCAAAGTTTTTCGCAAAGATTGGGCGGAACCGGCTGTTGAATAGTCATAGTCCCAATTGATTTCATTGAAATACTTGCGGTTGTTTAGTCCCCGCTGAATCTTGATGGTCTGTGGTTCAAGCACATTTGATGTGTCAAGAAGTGTAGTGCGGTCATCCGCAATTGGCGGCTTTGTCAGCCCCATCGATAGGCGGCCTTGGCGGGTGATGCAATAGGCACCAATCGGAAGCATGATTTCAGTTTCAATGAAGGTCTTTGATGCAATCGGACCGTTCAAAAAGAACCGGTATGAATTCGCTAAATCATTCAAGTATGTGTTCTTGTAGAAAATGTGCGTTTCCACATCCACTTCCCGGCCCGGAAGTTTCGAACCACACGTGATTGGAAGCGTGTCGTATTGTGACCGGACATCCATGGTGGCGGGTGTTGATGGTGACGCAATGAAAGTCTTGTCTGTCAGAATCAAACGGTTTGGCATTTGACTTGAATCTTGAAATCCAAGCACGCGGCAAAGCCCGTTGTTCGCCGGGTTCGGATCACTCGCAATCGTGATATAGTCCCCCGCCGCCACACCTAGATCACGAATCGCGTCCACATCTTGAGGAAGCACAATCGCGTTTGACACAACCGGAATGAATGGATCACCCGTTTGCGCCAAGGCTTCAAAGGAATAGTCATCAAGGAATGGGCCACCCCACCCGGACAACATCATCTTCAAAGCCAAATCAATCGCGTGGCCTTCAAGCTGAACAAACGCGCTGATTTCGGCGTTCACACTATGAGCCGCGGCTACACTTCCAAGTGCCCCGCGGGACACGTTCAAGAACTGATTAGTGCCAAAGCCGGTGGGTTCTTGTCCCACCTGTTGGTATTCAATGAATTCATCATCGATCTTCAAGAACAAACGGGCCGAATTGTCCCAAGTGACACCATCGGGCCCAAGTATTTTTCTGTGAAAATCACTGTTGGCTGTGACTGGAATCGTCGTGGTGCCAGACAAAATGCCCGAAGAAAGAGTGGTCTTTCCCATGTAGAAAACTTGTTGGCGCTTTTTGATGTTCGGATCAGAAAACTGCAAAGTGACGCGGCCAATTTCCGGATTCAGTTGGCTGACACGTCCACGCCACACAACATAGAAATTTTCTGGGAACGAAGTCTGTGCATATCCAAGCCAAATCTTCACTTCGCGGCCTAGGATTTCAGGTATTATAACACCAGGGGAAATGGCCCTGGTCATGTATTTGTCTTTGTCGATGAAGGTCATGTTCAGCGTGGAAATGCTGGCACGGCCCTGTTCAGGTTCAAGACGTTGCGAAATTGTGAGTGAACCGCCATTCAAATCCAACAGCTGACGTTGACCGCGTTCCCCCGGAGCTGCCCCAACAGGAACCAATCCACCATACACTAAGCCCGGATCACCGTAGTTGAACGGATCACCATAGCGAAGCACACGGCCAATCAATGTTGATGTGATGTAGTCAAGACCTTCAATGTCCACGACAATGGCCAGCTTTTTGACCTGAAGCGAGTTGTAGATCAAATATTGTGTTGGTGGAACTAATCCAGGCATTGTTCCAACCTAGCTGAAATTTGGGGCACGGGAACCGTTGTCACAAAGCAATATGGGAAACACATGTCTTGGACTTTCAAATTCCCGCACCCCTTTGGACCGCAAGCTTCAAAGGCAAGCGGCCCTTTAAAAATTAGAACTGATACTGAACTTCAACAATGTCCGTCGCCACAAGGGCCGATCCACCACCGGTTGCCAAGTCATTCAAGAAAGTGATTCGAGTATTGCCACCCGCACCGCCCGTGTAGCTGATAGAATATTCATAGGAAGCGCCTTCCATTTGAACACCGCCGCCACGCACATAGAACTGAATCGAATCCACCTTGGCCACATTTGCCAAATCGATGTATTGGTTGGTGATGTCACCGGCCACAAGTGTAAACACTTGTTTTTCCCACGTCGCACCAACGAGACCATCCACGTAGTTCTTTGTTGCCGCATCCTGTGCGGATGCCGGATCGGCCACGTTAGACAGCGGAATGGCACCAAAGTTGGTGGATGCAAAAGTTTGAAGCGTGAAAGTTCCGCCATTTGATTGGCCATCAATCGTGACGTTCTTGGCCACCAACTCGATGTTTCCAAGATCAGTGCCGTTGCCACCAGGTGCAAGTTGAATATTTCCAGGTGTGCCACCCGCGGGCGTTGTTCCTGTGACGATGAACACGCCACCGCTTGTGCCCGCACCGGACGGCGCACCAGTTTGAATGGTGATGTTTCCACCATTGCCTGTGCCATCAGCGTCACCAGTTTGAATGGTGACAGCACCAGAACCAGCATTCGTTCCTGTGCCGTTACCAGTTTTGATTTCGGTGTCGCCCGAAAGGCCGCCACCAAAAGATGTCGCGCCTGAAATGATTCGCACAATACCGGTGTTGTCCCCGGTGCTGTCCCCTGACTTCACAAAAATGTCATTTGATAGGCCAGCTACATCTTTTGTCTTAAGCTGACTACCGCCATCGAAAATCAAGTCTTCATTTATCGCGGTTGGCGATGTGAGGTTTGACAGCGTGACGTTTGCGCCACCACCGCCACCGGCCAGGTCCGCCCACACCGTTCCGTTGTAGAAACGAAGAACGTTGGTGCCGGTGTTGTAGTAAACATCACCCGCCGCCGCGGTGCCTGGATCGGTCGCTAGATTGTCGAATTCAACCACGACATTTCGCGCTTTGAATCCGGCAAAATCCAGCACGCCGCCCATTTCGGCGACATCCGAAGCATTGATCTTGATGACGTTGATGTCCGCACTGTTGGCGGCATTTCGTCCACGAAGAAAGTTGTTGTTTCGAAGACGGGCTTTCAGGTCATTGACCTGATCATTCCCAATGAATTTTGTTACTATTTGCACGTAGGTCCCCCTTAAGGTTTTTGGACATTATGTCCAGTATAAGATTCGGAGTGCGTCCCCCGTATCTAAAACGCCATCCAGGCCTAGGCCAGTCCATGACAGCGTGCTTCCGGTCACAGTGTAGTCAACTCCATAGCGTTGGGCCCCGCCGCCAAGTGCATCAACCACAACTTTAGTCGGATCAAAAGGTGTTGAAGAAAGCGCAAAACTTTTGGCCAGTGCTTCGGGCGCTGTGATGTCGTGGTATTCAACCACAGCGTTGTCCGCGTGCGTGTGGTCTTCGCGCGCTACGCGTGTTTGGGCGCCAAGCGCACTGGCACCGGCCACAGCTGGTGGTGCCGCGTTCGAAAGCAAAACCTTTCCAGCAATGGCAGATGTGGCATCAATCACATCCGCCGTGGCGTTTTCTGAAGGAATGAAAGCATATTGGTCATAGACCGGTGTGCCCACCGCAAGCGGATCGAAAATTTCTTGGTAGTACCAGCGGATGTCCACCGGTGAACCAAATGAATATGCCGTCTCAACTCCAGCCAAATCCACATAGTAGGTCAGCGTCCACACACCAACTGATTCGGTCACGCGGCCATAGACTTCATTTCCTGATCCATCGGTGAACGGATCATTTTCGTCAGGCCCCGAAGCTTGGCGCAAAATCACGCGGTTGTATGGCGTGTTGACCACCACACCCAAAGTCACATCATTTGTGGATGGTGTTTTGCCAGTCAATTCCGTGCTGACATCAGTGGATCCGCCGCTTGCCCCAGTCAGGTCAATGCCGCCAATGAAATAGCCACGATAGGGACGTGGCCCTATACTCGCACCCGTCAACAGCGGTGCATCACCAGCACCGCCCGTATGCATGTGGCCGGATAGAAAATTGAACTTTGCGGTCAGCGCATCAGCCCGCTCGAAAAGCGTGTCCGTCGCACCACCCACATCATTGTTGATCCAGGTTGGCGTTGTGTTGATTGCAACGTTGGTGGGCTTTCCCGTGTAACTAGACAGCGCATTGAATTCACGCTGGATGTTGATGATCGATGGGCCCGACACGACCGGATCAGATATGTTGTTTAGTGTGATTTTTCCAAGGGCCGTGTCATCGGCATTGGCATCCAGAAAAGCTGGATTCGTTACCGCCGCACTGACCGGCTGTCCATCAAGAATTCCCACGCTAGCCTTCCCCTCTCACTCGGAAAGTCATTGGCCCGGTCGAATACATGAACGGGTATTGCGGAAGCATTTCCTTCATGTTGAACCCAAGTCCCTTTCCGTCTTCACTAGATTTTTCCAATGTCACTTCATGCACCACAGTTGGCGCACTGATTTGCGGCGTGAAATCAAATGGCTTTTGTTGAATCAGCCAGTTGATCAGGTCCCGCCATTCCGTCAAAACTTTTGCTTCAGGTTCATATTTATATTCCACACCGATGAACCGTTGAATGGTCCACGTGATGGCTTCCTTTTCCCCGTTGGTGGAAACGTTCACTGTTCCAAAATTCCGGGTGAAAACTTGTGGGGGCTGATAGTTGTTTCCATACCATTCAGTGACCAAAGACACCCCAGCTGAAGCGCCGTTCTGATAGGATGTGGCGCCTGTGTAGTCGAATATTCCAAACGCAATCAGGTCACGAATGGATGTTGCGGCCAAGGTTCCGGTTGCAAAAAGAAGATCAAGGTGCGCCCCGCTCGTGGCAATGGTGATTCTGTTTTCAGTGCCACCGCCAAAGGTTCTGTTCACGGTGACTGTGAAGTTGAATGCGGGTGCCGCGCTTTTCATGGCCGCCGCAATCGCGGCTATCAAAGAGTCATGGAGTAGAACCCCGCCGGAATCACAGCGTTCAGTTCAGGCCCCGCAAGCACCGCCCGAAACGGCAAGTTCTGATTGTCCGCCCGGACTTCAAGTCCATATAGAAAAAGTGATTTTGACTGTAGTGCCATTCTTAAGTCTGTCCAATCTGCTTCAGGTTGAAATCCGTGAAATCACCGGATTCACGAATCATGTCCATCAACCGTGTGCGAGTTTGATCGGTTTCGAAATAGGAACCTTGGATGTTCACACTGACCGCTTTCCTTGCCTGTTCCTGTGGTTCAGGCTTTGCCTGTGCGTCAGCGGTGGCCGCGCTTGGCGCACCACCACCGGAACCACCACCAGCACTTGCACCAAGTCCACCACCCGATGACTTAGATTGTGAACGAAGCATGGCGGACAACGCAATCAGCGCACCACCGCCCGCGATGGCCGCCGGATTAGGTGGCCAGATTCCAGCCAAAAGCATTTCAGTTCCCTTGGCTTCAGCCGTGTCCGCAATCGCACCCAAGATGAATCCTTTGATGGCTTCACCGGCGGTCTTTGATCCATCACCCATGGCCTTGAAAGCTGACACCGCATTGGTCTTGACCGCGTTGAATGCCACGGTTCCGAGATTTCCAAAGCTTTGAAGCTGAAGTCGGGCTTCGGTCGAACCCTTCGCAAACGCCGCGGAAAAACCTTCGCTGGCCGTCTTGGCATTCCTGACCGCATTGTCCAAGGCCTGAAGTCTGGCCTGTTCTGTTTGCATGTTAAGTTCTTGAATGCGGGCCGTGGTTCCTTGTTCTAGTTCCCGAACCGCTTCATGGTATTGCTGTTCATTGATCAATCCAGTTTCTAAATACTGACGCTTAAGTTCCGCGCGCTTGGCATCTTCTTCCTGAATGATTGCAAGTCTTTGTGCTTGCTGATTTTGAAACACTTCATCTTCAGTTGTGGCCACAGCCATTTCAGCCTGAAGGCGTTGGTCACGAAGGTTGATCAAATCCTGTTCGAATTTTTCGCGGCCCTTCCTGATTTTTTCATAGTCAACATTGCCACCACTGGATTTTTCGGCGGCTTTCCCCGCATCTTCGTGAAGCTGGATTTCTTTCTTCAGGTTTTCTTGGTGCGCTTCGTGGTCCTTTTGCATGTCCACGCCAAGAACGGATTTGATCTTTTCAGCCCAATAGCCCGCGGCGTAGGCCACGGCATCAGTGGCCGCGCGAACAGCTGGCCCCGCGAACTTTTCAAAAGCCAGCGCAAATGCTTCCTTCAGCTGGCCCAAATTCACCATCAGCTTGGTGATGTTGTCCGCCGTGCCGCCGGTTGATTCGTCTACGTCCTTGAACTTTTTCTGGGCCTGTTCCAAGGCCGCATTCATGATGGCTTGTTTCTTCCCCGCTTCACTCAAGAACTGGGAAGTGGTGCCGATGCTTTTCGCGTAGTCCTTGGTGGCTTTTTCTGTGTCAACAATGATGCCGTAGTTCCGAAGTGCTTTTGCATTGCCGGACGCAAGCGCACTATTGATGGATTCGAAATTTGAAACCAGGTCGCCACCGAAAACCTTTGTGGCTTTGCGTGCGATTTCCATGGTTTGGGGAATGACTTTGGCGCTTTCGCCCATCGAAATCAGGGCCTTGTTTGCGGCCTTGATGATTTCGGTGTCATCGGCCAAACCTTTGGCCGCGCCCACAACACCATCACGAATTGTCGAACCCGCAAGGCCCGCTGATTGGGCCAACATATTGAAGCTGTTTTCAACGCGGTGAACTTCTTCGGCTTCCTGAACAAGATCAATGGCGCCTTTGACCGCGAAAACCGCGGCGGCCGCCAAGCCCGCCATCTTCCCAACCTTTGACAAAGTCCCGGCAAGCTGTCCCATGGAATCGTTTTTGCCAAAAGAATCCATCAGCCCCAAAGATTCTTTCAGCTTTTTGATGAAGTCGGCATTGTCTAAGTCAAGTATGACCTTTTTGACATTTTCTTCAGCCACGTTTCACGCCTTCCAGCTTCATCTTTTGCTTCACAAAGGACATCATCACTTCCGATTTGTGCTTCCAATCGTTCAGCGTGATGGCATTTTGTTCAACAGCAAAGTGTTCGGGAACGGAATGATCACCAATGTTCTGGTATACGTTTTTCAATTGCTTCACGTATTCCACGGACTGGCTTGGGGAAATTGCAATGTCACACAAATCAGTCAAGAACATAGCCCGTTCCTTGGTCTTCAGTTGACGGGCGGCTTCAAGAACAGCAAACACCGCGCGGGCCGGTGTCTTAAGTGTCTGATCTAGCGTCCACCCGAATTCTCGGGCACACTCGGCGACGATGAGGCTTGCGCGTATTCGTAGATTGGGATTTTCATTCGTTTTTTTTTTCCGGAACCATCCAAGTCTGTTTGTCCCGTCACCATGTCGATCACCAACTGGTATAGGGCCGCAACCTGAACCTGTTCCATTCCCATCAAATCATCGATTGTGATGGTGTCGCAAACGGATGAAATCACCGCAAGGTAGCGTTCCGCCAAGCCTACAGCCGTCAGCTTTTGATCGTCCTGAAGGGAATTCATCATTGCGTTTTGCGCATTGGTGAACTTCAGAAACTCATCCAAAGCCAAAGGTTTCAGCGTGTGAACCTTGCCACGAAGCCGGAAGTGAATCGGTTCCGCCACGATGGCGTCCAAATCCACAACCGGATCATTTTCGCGCTTTGCCTGTTGCCGTGTGGGCCACAATTTCATCACGCCGCCTTATAAGGTTTTGTCGCCATAGCGGAACATGCGGGCCGGGCTGACTGTTTGATCAAGGTAGACCTTCCAAACAATCTTCATCTTCCCTTGTTCTGAAGGGCTGAATGTATAGCTGGATTCTTCCGAAGGCATTGCTTTGAAGAAAGTCCAGTCATAGTTTTTGTCAGCCGCATCTTCCACAATCGGGTGAAGCGTCAGTTCATCAGCTAAAGGAAGCTGACGGAGCGGAACGCGGTTTTTGAAATCAAGGTAGTCCGCCGGATCGGTTCCACCAACAATCGCTGATTTGAAAATTCCAGACAGCAATTGTTTTGCACGCACTTGCGTGATCGATGTTTCGATGGTCACTTCCATTCCGGAAATTGCTTCATCAAGCAATGTCTTTCCGAATTGGTCAGCCATCAGGGGTGCTTTTTCATACTTGAAATTCACCACCACGTTGTCCAAAGTTCCACCAAGGTCATCGCCGCCGAACAAAAGTTGGCAAGGACCTATGTCCATTCTTGTTGTAGTCACAACTGGATTTGTCATCTAAACTTCCCCCCTAGCTAGTAGGATTTTCAAACTGTTTCAGTTCCAATTCTAAGGCGACTTCCTTCCTGAAATCACTTAGTCCGTTGCCACGCTTTTGCGTATACAGCGGCGAAAATTGGCAATTCAAGATCCGGCAAAACGCCTTCACGTTTTTGCCCGAATCCACAAGCGTGCGCCAATGAAGGATTTCAAAAAGCGCGGCCTGGTAGCGTTCCGTTTTGATGGTCAGGAAATCTTCTTCCCGATCTTCCACCACCACAGAACAATAGGCTTTGATTCTAGCGTTCAAGAAATTTGGGCCCGTTTGATCATCGGGAAGATTGATTGAATCAATCACCACGAAAACCGCGGGGCACTGATAGGTCAAAGCACCATCAAAAATAAAGTATGATCTTGGCGGTTCAGTTGTCACCTTCGCATCAGCGCGGTCAACGCGGATGGCGGCAAGCTTGGCGGCAATGTTGGCCTTGATTTCTGAAAGCAAAAGTTCACGGGCCTTTTCGGCAAGCTGTGTGGCGCTCACTTAAGCCGCCCTGTCAGAATGTACTTCACAGCCTTGTCAGCCAAATCTTCAACCGTCTCATCACTTAGCGAAGTGATGTCCCTTCCCTGTTCTTCCACGTATTTCGCGTAGGGAACAAGCGTCCCCATTTCCAACTTGTTCCCCTGAACCAGTTTCCAGTGATCCTGTTTGTCTTCCCCGGTCATCGACCGGACCAGGCGCGCCGTCGCGATGACCATCTTTCTTCCGCCGCCCGGATAGTCGCGAAACTTCCTTAATTTCGACTTCGCATAGGTCGGATTCAGTGGTTCCCACTTCTTCCCCTGGCTGACATTTTCCGTTTGCCATCGCATCCTTTGTGCCCGGATCAACTCCGGGTAGGCCACCCTATTTAAAAAACCAGTCATCAAGCTGGCCCGTTCGACCATGCGCTTGAAATCGTCGGACATTTCTTTCACAACCACGTTCAGCTTCATCGGTTCGGCGGCACATCGCGCACGCGTCCACGAATAGTAGATGACAGCGGTTTCAATTGTTGGCCCTTGCCTTCATAGGCTGAATCGCGAAGCTTGTGGGCCAAGTCATATTTCGTTTTTGCAATCTTCATGTAAACATCAACCGGGTTGAAACGGTCTTTGTCTTCGGCATCATACAGCTGATAGGTCTCGGAAAGGTTTTCCGCAAACTTAGACACCAGCTTTTGGTAGCCTTGAAAGGCCGCGTATTCACGGGCGGCGGGCCGAAGATCAACTGGAATGTCCAAGATGTTTCCGGCAAAGCCCAACCACTCGGATGCGGTTTCTAGGAATTCTTCAAGTTCGGCATCAGTGAACCACCTGACATAGTAGGTGGCCACAACGCGCTGACCATCAGTTGGTGCGGTAGCTAGTTGGAAGGCGCCCGATTCAAGATCTTCAGCTGTGGCCGGTGTTAACACCCCATCCACATACACACCAACCGGGAAGACTGGTGCGCCAAGGAATGAAGTGATCCGGCGCATTTCAAAAGTTTTGAAGTTCAGGTTCACGCCGTCCTGGTGACCGATGACTTTCTTTTCATATCGAAGCTTGTCATTGTCCTGATCGGACATGACCTTCCTGACATCATCAACAGCATCGGTCCACTGGCTCACGCGCGCGCCCCCTCACGTTCCACCGATTCAAGGCGGACCATGACATCAGCCAAACCTTCACCGTTCTTGATGAAAGTATAGCGAAGGCCCGCGGCCTTCATCGCTTCAAGCTTGCGTTCGCAAAGCTTCACATCAAAGTCAGTCAACGGGGTGTCTATGAAAAGGGGACCACCCGGCGCGTACGGATAGAAAAGATCCACATACTGAAGACGCCATTCCGCCGGGAACATTTCTTTGCCCTTTGGAATCGGGTAGTTCTTCACGTAGAATTCGTCACCCGCAATTTGATCAGGAAGTGTGGAACCCTTTCGGGCCTCATGCTTCGCAATCATCTTCTGAACTTTCTTTTCTTTGGATTGTTCGGAATCAGTGTCTTCCAACTCTGTGGTACCAGCTGACCGAACACGCGCGCTGACCTTAGTACTTTTCGACATTGTGTTTCCCCCTGAATTTGAAACTGATTCCAACATCGAAAAACCCTCAAGTCAAAGCGCCCGGGGGCGTTCCCGCCCCCCGGCATCCATTTCAATACGATTAGACCGAACCGTCAGAACCCTTCCACGCAAAGCGCGGATCAATGAAATCCGCGTTCATGCGGGTGTTGCACTTGAAGCGACGGATGTCGCGTTCAAAGCTTTGACCGCTTTGCGGATTTTCTTGTTCCACAGAAACCGGTGATTTCACCAGCAATTGGAACCACGGCTTTTTGCCGTCTACCAAGAACCATGCTTTGGAAGAATTTCCGAACACACCGTTTTGATCCGGCATGAAATCAGAAATGCTTGCATCAGCAATGCCCTTGATCGGGTTGATTGCAAACGCACCACCAGTGACACCAGCGGCGGCGGCACCTGACGGATAGTATGCAGAATTCAGCAACACAGCTAAATCGAACATGTAGTGGGGGCTGATCAAAATGCGGTTCGGGCGAACCGGCATCAGAAGTCCCAACAAGTTCTTTTGCTGACGAAGCTGTGTCATTCCCGTTTGGATGTTTCCTTGCGTCAATGCACCGTAGGCCACGGGGCGATTGTATGCACCACCACGAAGGGGCGCCGCCGAAGTTGTCCACGGATAGTTGGCTTCATATGACGGTTGCGTTTCCGAAACCGGCACATCATAGCCGCCATAGGACATGTTGGCGACGGACTGCAATTTTCCGTAGCATAGAACTTCAGTCAACAGTGCAAGGTATTCACCAAGCATTCCTGTTTGCATTTGGAACTGACCAGTTTGGTCATCTTCCAAAAGTTCTTTTTCCACGGAGTACATGCTTCCGTATTTGTTCACACGCAATTTCAGGTCAAGACCAGCGGCGTGCACTTCAGGATAGGGCATTTGCGGTCCCACTTGTCGGGGGAAGCTAAGGCCATGAAGCGGTGCCAAAGGCGTTTCAACCAAATTTGTTGGTGTGACAGTTACCCAGTCCTTATAAGACACGTCGGCATTTTGGTACATGCCATTGACGTTCTGAAGGATTCCAGCAACCAGGAAGTTTGAAAAAGCCGAAGACGAATCAGCTTCACTAAACTCCGAAAGTTGTTCTTCAAGCTGATTGCGGAATTTGCTCCACGAAAAGCTTTCTTTCAGAACGGGGAACTTTTCTTCACCCTCTTTTGAGAACGGATCGATGCCATAGCGGCTTTCCATCATTTTGCGGAAAGGCTTGATTTCGTCGTTATTAAAAGCGTGCTTTTGAAGCACACGGTTGTTCTTTTCGCGAAGCGGGTTCAGCGATGCGCGCGAAGCAAGGTACTCGCCGAACTTTTCGAGCATTTGCCCTTTTTGTTCTTCATTCAACATTTGACACCACCCTTAGAACCGCAAAACGTCTGCGGGAAAACGGGCGCCAATCATGATTTCAACTTCGGCGCCACCAGTTGGAGCGGTCAAAGCCTTACCTTGATAAACACCAATGGCCTTTGTTCCTGTAACACTGACACCGCGGCCAAGGTTGGCGGGATCAATGTATACCAAGTCACCAGGAACGATAGCGTCACCGGCCTTCAAGACCATGAAGTGAACGTCACCATACTCGGGACCGGGTGTGGAAGTGATGGCAACCGAAGCATCTACATCAGTGTTGTAGACTTCGGGAAATTTGCCGCTGACGATGGACACAGGTGCCACGCCAAGGATGGTTGCGCCATCCGCTTCCGCTGTAACTTTTTTTACTAAGTTTGCTGCGTTATCAAACCACAACAAATCGCCCTGGTTGAACGAAATGGCACTGGAAATCAGCGCCTTGATGTCCGGAAACACCGCTTTCGTTGCAACACGACGGGCTAAACTATTTACGCCCAACATTTGCAATTCCTTTCGTTATTCAGCCGTTTGGCTGAAGTCGAGTTTTTTGCCTTTGCCCTTGCTAGTAGAACCACCGCTATCAGTGGCTTTTTCTGTCAGGACGGACCAATCAAGCGTGGTTGAACCCTTCCGGTTCCCACGAAGACCTTCCGCAAACAGTTTCCACTTAGCATCGAAGTCTTCCTTCGATTTGATTTCACCAGCGGCTTCGCGGAACTGTTTAGTCACCACGTTGGAAAGTTTCGATTCGGCCAGCTTTTCGTCCACATACTTCCGTACGCTTTCTTTTGTGCTGGTTTCTTTCAGCGCCGCTAGTTCCCCAGCTTTGGCCAAAAGTTCCTTGTCTTTTTCTTTCAACTTGGCTTCCAAGTCCGCGACGCGTTTCGCATCGGCGTTCGATTCTTTTTTCGATTCTTCTTTGTCATCACACTCTTGAGTGGATGCATCTTTGGCCGCCTTGTCAGTGGCTTCCTGTGTGGCGGCGGCATCAGCCGCTTCTTTTTTAGCCTGTTTGCCAGCCATGTGTTTGGCCAACTTCAAAGCGTGACCAGCGCGTTCATAGGCTTCCGTTTCCGAACCACCCATTTCCACGTGCGCCTGATAGGCTTCGCGGGCGAGAGATTCCATTTCCTTGCGGCTTTCTTCATCCATTTCTTCATCTTTGCCCACATATTCATCCAGCATTTTTTTGATCAGCTGTTCGTCTTGGGCAACATCCGAATGTTGTTCGTCGCCTTCATCCATCGTGGGTTCTTTTTCTTTGTCTTCCATGTCTTTGGATTCTTTCGCTTCCTTAGTTTCTTTTTTGCCCATGGGCCTTGTCTCCTTCGATAAGGTTAATAATTTTTCCCCCGGCACCAGCTTCCGTCACCAAATCGCATGAAATTGCTTTTTTGATGGATCGAACAACCCGAACCGATTCAATTCCTTTTTTCATCGCTTCACTGATTTTGGCCTTGGCACTTTTTGGCGCCATTTCCAAAACCGATTCAATCGGTGCGCGTTCCGCATCACCGGCGGCATTGATAGACAGCCCTACGAAATCCTTGTCGGGGAATTTCTTCGCATATGAAATCGTGTGGCGCATCAGTGCGCGCGCCCATTCATATGGTTTGTCCGGAAGCACATGGACTTCACCGGTCAACATTGCCCGATCTTCTTTGTCAGTTTCCACCTGAATATTTTCGAAATGGCCAAGCACATCACGGACTGACCGTTCTGGTCTTGTTTCTTCTTCCACGGCTGAAGGGTGATCGGCGTAGATCTTTGCGCCGGTGAAAACCGGAATGGCTGATTCTAAGGCATCGCGGTGATAGTAGTAGGCATCACCGAAATTGCCTAAGCCTTCCTGAATCAAAATCACTTTGAATTTTGTTGGGCCGATTCCATCGTCAGTTCCGGCTTCCATCATGTGGATGCCATGAAGCTTGATGTCCGCGGCTTCGCGGGTGACGGCGGCGTGGGCGGATCCACTGTCCGCTTCGCGCGTCTTCAAATTGAGACGCTTTCCACGGATCTTCGAACAGGCCGATGACATGGGGCTAGCCTCAAGAAATCGAATGCCGTGGCCGAACAGCTTCATGTGGACACGACGTTCACTTCGCTGATCCTTGGGGGCGGCGGCCAGCAAGGCGCCCCCCTTCCTTGATTCCAAAATTATGCACAAATTATGCACGCGGGAACGAAACGCTTCCGTCACTTTGGCCACTTTCAGCCCCTTAGCTTTCATCATGTTCACGAAGGTGGCGGCGGAAATGTTCGGGTTTTGAAGTAGGATGTCTTGAAGTTCAGCTTCGGCGTCAGCGCCCGGGGCGGGTGTTTCTTGTGTTCCGGTTTGATCCGGCGATGTAGATTCCTTGGGCTTCCGTCGCATCTTTGCAGCACTTGCCCAAAACCAATTTTTCACAGCGATGCCACCCGAATCCGGATAGGTCACATTAGGTGCGCTGGATTTTTTCATTTAAGCCCTACGGCAAAAAGTTGACCACGATGTCATATTTGCCGCCCCCCAGCGGAATCATATTCACTTCTTTTTTCAACAAGCTTTCTTGGTTCAATAGGTCGATGTCAGACAAAGTGAACCCGTGGTTTCCCAGCGCGCGTTCCACATGGTCTTCCGGCATTTCTTCGCCATGCACCTTATATATGATGCTGTTCAAATCGCGGCGGAAATGTTGGGGACCAGCGGACAGCTGATCCATGGCAATGGTTTTTGATCGGCGATAGCGGCCTGGATTTTTGCAGAATTGTTCAAAGGTGGGGACGCCAAATTTGCCCGGGTTTGCGGCGATGTCTTCAACCGTCAGCGCAGAAAAATCAATGGCCCCGTTGTCGTTTCGTTTCAAAGCTGCCCCAAATTGCTTTTGACGTTTGAACGTTCCGGCGCCGTTAGCGCACTACTTTTCCCGTTGCCCATAGTCTGACCGCCCGCGCCGGGCGTAGTCAATGGGTTTTGCTGGGTGGGTTTCACGCCAAGGGCTGAATCGTCTTTTGCCACTTGAAGTTGTTCGGTGGCGTAGTCGAAATCCTTGATGTCCAGTTCCTTGGCTGCTTGTTCGGATGCCCGCTTGTGGGAAATCCAAGTGTTGGTTTGGGCCAGTGAAAGGTCCCGAAGCTTGGCGGATCGGTCCTGTGTGATCAGTTCTGGGAAGATCACATCACAGTCCGCATTCAAATTGAACATGCGCATCAACTTGTCGAAAAGACCACGGATGTTTCGTTCATACACCAAGCGGCGGCGTTCAAATCTTTTCGCCACAGGTTCGGTGGACACAAGTGCCGATGCCCTTGTGTTCGCGCCGGACAAGTGCGTTCCTAGATAGGACAAAGGTATGCCCGAAGACATGCATATCATATTCAGACACCAGTTGAATGTCGGGGAATCCGATGACTTGCCGGTGGCTGAATTGGACAAGTAGTTCCGAATGATTGATTCGGTGTGCACAAATTCGGAACCCGCGGGCGGAATCGGCCCAAGCGAATTCTGGTCCTGGACATAGGCGTCCAAGTCTTCCTGACTTCCCTTGACCGTGGTGTCGATACACCAAGCGGCGGCCTTTTGTTGGGCCACCAGGGAATAGTTCACGGAATCACGAAGGCGCTTCATATATCCAAGCGCCGGGAAATAGTCGGATCTTCCCCGCTTTTCGTTTGAAACAGCATTGATCTTGTGATGCTGAATTTGATTTGCGGGAATTTGTGTGTAGATGAATTTTGTGGATGGCTGTTTGCCATCGGTCCACATTTGATATTGCGTGGGCGCAAGCCAAACATAGAACAGAACACCCTTGATCGGATCTTCAGGCACCGTGATCACTTCAGCGATGTTGGATGGATCAATCAGCCGCACCCGGGGAATCAATCCACGTGGAACAATTTCGTCAGGTCTGGGGTTGAAGGAAATTCTGGTCTGGTTGTCCGGCAACCACCACCACATGTTTTCGCCATACATGGAAAGTTCTGTGGCCAAGTAGTCCATTTGCACTTGAAGGTCATTGGCTTCCTCAAACGCACGCCACAGGATTTGCGCTTTTTCCGCATCCTTGCCCTTGGTCTGAACTTGATAGCCGCGGCCCATAGTGAAATCCACAAGGATGTTCACAATGTCCCGGGCCACTGGATCATGATGGTAGGCGAAAAAGCATGTGGAAATCATTCGCAAATAGTCGCGATAGTATAGCTGTTTGTTGAACGGGCCGCCCAACAACGGGGTGAAGTCTTGACCGATCAGCGCACCACCGGCACCGCCATAGCCGCCGTCATCAAAATTGAAATAGTCTTGTGACGCTTCCATCAATTTTTTGGATTCGCGTTTGGTGGCCGCTTCCAAAAAGGATTTGCGGTCCATCTTGACCATGGAAAATTCCCCGCCTTTTTTCACACCAATCACGCGGGCTTCAAGTTCAATGGTAGGATCACGGCGCAAACACTCAATCATTTCAGGTGTGGTGTGCGCTTCCATGGGACGTTCGGGTGGCGCTGGGACAAACTCATCAGAGTATTCATATTCATCGGGCTTGAAAACCAAACCGTTGCGAAGCAAGCGGGACCGAATGCCGTTGGCTTTCTTGGCGTCATCTTCGCGTTCTATGGAAAATGTGTCCACCGGCTTTGTGATCACCCGTGCACGGCGCTTTGGTGTTACAGATTTAGTACGCTTTGCCATTTTTCCCCCAGTTACCACAAATGTGGTAACGCCCCTTAATAGTTACCACAATTGTGGTATTCAAGTTTCCAACCACTCATCAAACGATTTCGCGCCCGTGTCCGGCTTGTCAGGAATATTTTCCGCCGCCGGGGCCAATGTGCAACGGCAATTGAAATGGATGGGGGGCGTCAAATTGTCCCCCTCAATGTTGCACGCTTCATCTTCATCACGGTGATCACCAAGGCGTTCCCTAATTTCCGAAATCAAAAGCCCATCACGCCACTGGCAACATTCATCAGTCTTCGAATCAATGACCGCTATCCACACAAAGTCGGTGATGCCATTTTCATTGGCCGCGGCGATTTGTCCGGTGCGGACTGATTTCACAAATTCATTGGTCAGGTCCCGTTCAAATTCCCACACATACCAGGTGTCCTTTTCTGTGGTGGGAATGTTCAC